GGAGCACCTACTTGGTCTACTCCAAGTGCCTCAGTTACTATTTCAGATCAAACAGTCAGTTCTAGCACTTTTTACCCTGCATTTTTATCTGCTACAAGTGGTACTGCTACAACTATTGACACTAGTTCCACAAAACTACAGTATGTGCCAAGTACAGGAACATTCACAGCAACTGTGTTTAGTGGTGCAGGAACAGGACTGACAGGAACAGCATCTAGTTTATCAATTGGTGGTAACGCTGCGACTGCTACAAGCGCAACAACTGCAACCAATCTTGCTGGTGGCGCAAATGGTTCTGTACCTTATCAAACAGCATCTGGAACAACCACATTCTTGGCAGCGGGTACAAATGGATATGTATTGACACTATCTGGTGGTGTGCCAATTTGGTCTGCATCATCTGCAAGTATTTCAGTTACAGATGACACTACAACAAATGCTACAAGGTATCCTTTATTTGCATCTGTTACATCTGGCACTTTATCAACTGCTTATACTTCCTCTACTGAGTTTCAATATAACCCAAATTCAGGTACTTTAACCACAAAAGCACTTGTTACAACTGGTGGAACAATAGACAACACAGTAATAGGTGGTACTACACCATCTACAGGGACGTTTACTACTATTACAGGACAGACTGAAAATCTTAAGGGTACTGGTGAAAATTTAACTATTCAATCACAAAATTTAACGGCTACAGCTTGGGGAAATACAAATTTAACTATTAATGCAACTGCCACTACAGCACCAGATGGCACAACAACAGGAAATAGTTTAATACCAACAACATTATCTTCAATACATAGAGCAAGTATTACAAATTCTGTTATATCTGGAATTACATACACAATTAGTGTTTATGCAAAAGCTAATGGATATAACTATTTATATTTTAATTGTAATAATTTTATTGGTGCTTATACAACCTTTAATATTTCAAACGGAACTATAAGCACAATTGGTGGAGGAACTGCAACAATAACGTCTGCGCCAAATGGATGGTATCGTTGCACAATTACTGGAATTGCACCATCTACACAAACAGGTGTTTTATTTTTACAAGTTAATAATACGCAAACAGGCGCATCAGATGATACGTTTGCGGGTAATGGAACAAGCGGTATATATGTTTGGGGTGTTCAAACAGAAGTTGGTCCTGTAGCAAATACCTATGTCCCAACTACTAGTACTATTGTTTATGGATATCCATCATTGTCATTTAGTGGTTCAGGTTTAATTGAACTTCAACAAGACGGGTCAATGGTTGTACAACCCGCAGGAACAGGAGCACTACAAGCACAACAGACTACATCTACTGCTACAGGAGGTAATGCTAGGGGTGCTAATGCGGTGGATTGGCAGACAAGTAGAAGTGCTGCGACAATGGTTGCATCTGCTCAATCAATAATTGCTGGTGGACAGAATAATACTGCAAGTGGTACTGCATCTTCTGCTTTGGGTGGGTATACAAATTTAGTAAATGCCAATTATTCAACTGCTGTGGGGGGGTCTTATGGAACAACTAGAGGAGTTATTGGATTAGTTTCCATACCAGCATCAAATCAGCCATTAAACGTAACAACAGCTGGTTCAACCCAATCATCTATATTAGTAGTTGCAACCCAAACGACTAATGCAACTGCTACGGCATTAACAAGCAATACTTCCGTTGCCAGTGCCACAAACCAACTTGTATTGCCAAATGGTCAATCTAGTACAGTTTCTGTTTATACATATAGAATTTTAATATCTGCTCATAACACAGGAACAACAGACTCAGCTGGTTGGCAAATATTAGGAGTTATTTCTAGGGGTTCTTCTGCTTCAACAACTGCTTTGGTTGGAACGCCAACTGTAACTTTATTAGGAGCAACATCTGGAGCTATATCAGCAGGATGGGGTATAGTTGGTGCTGTAACAGTAGTTGCTGACACAACTAATGGGGCTTTACAAGTTAAGGTTACAGGAGTTGCTAGTACAACAATAAATTGGTCTGCAACAATACAAACAAACGAATTGGGTTATTAAAATGGCATTACAACTTAATCTTGTAAATACACAATTTGGAATATCAGCTCCACAATCCTATGCTCATATTACAAATTATTATGGTAATAAAGATAATTTGGAGGTTAGAGTACAAATTTACTATAACCAATTGGCTAGAGAATCAAATATGCAAGTTTTGGCAGAAAATTGTCATAATATATCAATTTCAGAAATAGAAGGAAAGGGTGATCTGCTCCCTGCAATCTATGGTGTACTTAAGACAATGAGCCAATACCAAGGCGCAACGGACGTATAACATGGCTATTAACGAAAATGCAGTAACTGATACGTTAACCCCTACAACGGGTACATTATCCGTGTCGGGCGTTTTTGCCAATAATCAGACTATTTCTGTTAGCACAACCATACCAAGTGGGTACTCAGCACTCTCTGCTGGGCCTATTACATTGGCAAGTGGTGTAACTGTAACGATTTCTAGCGGATCAAGGTGGGTGGTGTTATGAGTTACGGAACTGCTTTAGTTGACACAATTCAATCTAGTACAACTGGAACACCAACCCAGTTTAATGATGGGTCTGGCACTCAGATTGGAACTCTTTGTAGGGCTTGGGTTAACTATAAGGGAACGGCAACCAGAGCAATTAACGCTTCGTTTAATGTAAGTTCTGTAACCTTTAATGGTACTGGAGACTATACGTTAAACTTTACAACAGCAATGACAGATGGAAATTACGCTACTGTTATAACTCAGCAACGTACAGCTAACGGAACAACTGTTACTATTCCAAATATTAGTGCTTCAACTGCTCCAACATCATCTGCGGTTCGTGTTGGAAATGATGGATCTGGTGGAACAACTACAACTGCTGATACCGCTTTATTTTGTGTAGCCATTTTCAGATAAGGCCCAAAAATGACAACCACACTAAACGCAGTCACATCCACAGGCCTAGTTCAAACATCAGATGGATCAGGTGTAATTAAAGTGCAATCCAATGGGGTTACTACTAATGCTTTGGCTTGGGTAAACTTTAATGGAGTTACTACAACTACTATTCGTGCTTCTTATAATGTAAGTTCTATAACTCGTGCAAGCGCAGGAAATTATCAAGTTAATTTTACAAATTCATTAACAGATATTAATTATGCGCCAATTATTTCGACAGGCGATGGTTCTCAAGTAACAAATATTGATGTTAATTACAATAGTAGTGGTACTTTAACTGCTCCTACTACATCAGCATTTATATTTTCTACTTCTTTAATTGGTGTTAGCGCAAGAGATCAAACATATATTAATGTAGTAGTTTTTGGAAATTAAAGGAAAATCATGTCAAAAGTAATCATTTTCACAAACACAAACGGTGGCGTAAGCGTATGCGTACCTACAGGCGAATTACCTATTGAGACAGTTCTTGCAAAAGACTGCCCAAGTGGTGCAATTATCGTAGAAGACTCAACCCTACCCCAAGGTGATGATGCTTTGTTTTTTGATGCTTGGAAACTAAATGGTTCTACAGTATCTGTAAATATGCCAACTGCTATTGCTCATCAAACCACAAAGCTAAACCAAATGGCTTATTCTGAGGCACAACACAGAAGTGCAAAAGCTGGGATTGGCTTGACTAATGTAATGTCAGATTCAGATTGGACAAGTGCTTTGACAACTGCAAGGGCGGCAATAACTGCATCTACAACAACCGCTGAACTAATTGCGGCAGTGGCTCCAATCCAAACAGCTATTACAGGTAATGCACTATGAGTATCACACTTGATGGTAGCAATATATTAACGGGTGGTCTGATTAACTCAGGCACTGCCCAGGCTAGTACGTCAGGTACAAGTATTGACTTTACTGGGATTCCGTCTACTGCCAAACGGATTACTGTGATGTTCAGTGGGGTAAGTCTTAGTGGGTCAAGCCAGTTTTTAATTCAACTTGGAACTTCAGGTGGTGTAACAACCACTGGATATTCTGGTTTTGGAATTAGATATTCCTCTAGTTCACTAGGTGCTGGAAACTTTACTACGGGTGCTGGTTTTGCAAATTTAACCGCAACAACTTATAGCGGTTCTATTGTGTTTACAAACATATCAGGAAATACATGGACTTGGGCGGGTCAATTAGGAACTCCAAATTCTAGTGAATTGGGTGGAGCAACAAGTGGTGGTATTAATTTAGGTGCAGTTTTAACCAGAGTTCGCATTACTACAGCAAACGGAACAGACACCTATACCGCTGGTTCAATCAACATCTTATATGAATAAGGATAATCATGGACTATAAATGGGAAATATCAGAATTAAGTGGGGAAGATGAAGTCATTACCCATGCCAAATATTATTTATCCTTGACAGATGGGGTAAACACAGTTGAGACTGAGGGAAACTGGCATTTTAAAGATCCACAAAATAATGTTCCATTTGCACAAGTGACTGAGGAAATGGTGACTGAGTGGATTGAAAATGAGGCTATGAAAGATGGTGTTTGTGTAATAAAATCTAGGTTAGAGGAACAATTGGCGCTTTTGGAAAAGTCAAAATCTATTGTCCCCCCTTGGAAACCACAAGTTTTTACTCCCAATATATAAGGTGACCCATGACCCAGGCCATTGACATCATTTCTAGGGCATTAAAAGATATTGGAGCTTTGGAGGCAGGGGAAACCCCTACACCAGAGGCATCTCAAGATGCTTTTGATATGCTACAAGACATGCTAGACCAATGGTCAAATGAAAGCATGATGGTTTTTTATAAGAATGAAATCATCTTTCCTTTGGTTTCTGGTCAAACTCAGTACACTATTGGGCCTAATGGACAGATTGGGGCAACTTTTACAGGCTCCATTACTGGTAATATTCTGACTGTTACATCTATCCAATCTGGGGGAATTTCCCTTGGGATGACTTTGTCTGGGACAGGGATCACTGCGGGGACAAAAATACAACAAATGCTCACAGGGGCTGGTAATAATGTAAATGAGGCAGGGACTTACCTATTAAACATTAGTTATTCTTCTGTTTCAAGTGAATCTATTAAGGCTTATTATCAAAGGCCCTTGACCTTAAATTCTTGTTTTGTCAGGATTAATACTTATTCCAATGGTCAACCCATTACAAACGGTGGTCTAGATTACCCAGTTTCTGTGCTTAATATTGAGCAATATGAAATGATTGGCTTAAAGACTTTAAATGGCCCTTGGCCCAAGGCTGTCTATTATGAACCTACAGAAACATTAGGGAATATCTATGTTTGGCCTAACCCAAGTCAAGGTGAAATGCACATTTTTGTAGATCAAATATTTCAACAATTTGTATCTATAAATGACACAGTTAATTTACCTCAAGGTTATGCAATGGCTTTAAGGTGGTGTTTGGCTGAAAGATTAATGCCTATGTATGGCAAGGCTAGTCAGACACAAATTGCAATGATTAACAAGTTTGCCGCCCAAGGGAAGAGCACAGTTAAAAGAACAAACATGAGACCTCCAATTGTTTCTACCTATGCTGATTCATTGTTGGTGGGTAGGCAAAAGGATGCGGGCTGGATTTTGAGCGGAGGGTTCTTCAGATAATGGCTGAATTTGGCTTTGTTGGCCCATCCTACACATCTGCCTCTATCTACCAAGATGATCAAGAATGCATCAATTGGCGGCCAGAGGTTGACCCTTTAAAACAACCAGGCTCTAGGGGTGTAGTTGCTTTATATCCAACCCCAGGCCTGACTTCACTTTTAACATTTCAAAATCAAGCTCCTGTAAGGGGTTTAAGGGCAGTTTCTGGAGGCCAACAACTAATAGCAGTTTGTGGTCAATATGTTTATTCCATAACCTCTAATTTGGTTCCTACCATTGTGGGCCAATTATTAACTACTACAGGCCAAGTGGGGATCACAGATAATGGAATAAGTGTTTACATTGTGGATGGGGTCTATAGATACACATGGAGAATTTCTAGTCCATCATCTGCTGTATTTACTGGAACTATTTCAGGAACTACTTTAACAGTTACAGCAGTTACCAATGGAACTATTGGAGTTGGTCAATCACTTTTTGGGGTTGGAATTACATCAGAAACTGTAATAACAGCCTTGGGAACTGGATCTGGTGGAGTTGGTACATACACCATAAACATCAGCCAAACAGTCTCTACTGCTGAAACAATGAACTCTACAGCTGTGGCGGCCAAGATCACAGCCAGTATCAGTGGATCTACATTAAATGTAACTGCAGTTGCCTCTGGCACTTTGTATCCAGGTCAAACCATCCAAGGCACAAGTGTTACTGCCAACACAGTAGTTACAGCTTTAGGCTCTCAGACTGTTTTAAGTGGAGCCATAGCCACTGCAGGGACAGGCTATTCTGTGAATGACATAGTTACTGTTGTTGGTGGAGTTTATGGACAAAGTCCAGCCACTTTTACAGTTACTTCAATAACTACTGGAGGTGTGGTTACAGGATTGAGTTTGACAAGTCCTGGTGCTTACACCTCTACACCATCAAATCCTGTTTCTGTAACTGATTCAGGCTCAGGATCAGGATTAACCCTAAATCTTACATTTGGCACAGGATCTGGTGGAACTGGTTCTTATGTATTATCTGGCACACAAACAGTTTCATCTGAAACCATGTATGCCTTGAATTTTACTATTTTGCCATCTTCAGATGGGGCATTTTCTGGTGCAGATGTAGTAGATACTGTAGACAATTATTTTGTATACAACCATTCAGGAACCCAACAATGGGGTGCTAGTAATTTACTTTCCCCTATTTCTTATTCTCTTAGCTTTGCCTCTAAAGATGGTGCTCCAGATAATTTAGTTTCTTTAATTGTTGACCACAGAGAAGTTTATTTATTGGGTGAGGTTTCATCAGAAGTTTGGGTGGATACTGGTACTTACCCTTTCCCATTCCAAAGAATACCTGGCACAAGTACCCAACATGGAATTGTGGCTACATTTTCAATAGCCAGATTAGGCAATTCTTTTGCTTATTTAAGTAGGAATGTTAGGGGTCAATCTCAAATTATGATGATGAGTGGTTATATTCCTCAAAGAATAAGCACTCATGCAGTTGAGAATACTCTTGTTAACCAATATGTTCAGGATGCTGTGGCATGGACATATCAACAAGAAGGCCATGAAGTTTATGTTATTAATTT